AAAGGTCTTCGGTACACGAGACGGAGTAACAAGCGAAATCGAGGGTGTTGATATAGTAACCGAAGGAGATGTTACAGTCGGTAAATCGGTTGTTTCATCTAGTGGAAGTATATTATGGGATGAAGTTGATACTGTTTCTTATGTATTCATTTTTGATGATCAGCTTGGTGAAGGAAATATTCACTATGCTCTTTCTAATGGAGTAATGTATAAGAACGGTATCATAACTGTTGATGCATTCCCTATTACAGTAACATCTACAGGTATTATTAACTTCACAGGTGATCTAACAAAAATCGAGATATATGATTCAGTATTATCACCTACCTATATTAAATTCGATTATGAAAATGAGATTAGGTTCTGGTAAATTATGAGTAGTTTTACAAAACCATTTAAGGTTATCGTTCATAACGTGCCTCTTAAGGATAAACCATTTGAAATTAATGAACGTTTTGAGTTCTACTCCGAAGAGAATAATGGTTATACCATATATATACCTAAAGGATATAGAACCGATTTCGCTACAGTACCTAGATTCCTATGGTCTCTAGTGCCCCCTGTTGGCCGCTGGAGCAAAGCTACTATTGTACATGATTGGTTAATTGATAATCCAACCGAACACAACCTGGGTATCAACCAGATCAACACAGTGCTAAACGAGTCTATGAAGGAACTAGACGTCAGATGGAGATATAGACAGCTGATATTTAGATCAGTTGATACGTATTGGCGCTTACGATCATTAATTGGATTCAAATGGAATAAATAAGATTATGTTTGGAATACCTATAGAAACTATTACTTTGCTTGCTTCAACCGCCTTCTCTTATTGGATGAAGATGAACGCTCAGAAGCAGGCAGACTTAATAGGGCTCTTAAAACAGAAACAAGAGATAAACACTAACGAAAGTAAGCTGATGGACCAGGCGGCACAGAGGAGCACTCCTTGGGTTCGTAAGTTCTTAGCGATATTTGTTATGTGTATTGCCTTTGGTGGCTTGTTAATTGCCCCATTCTTTGATATCCCAGTTGAATATATTAAAGAAATTCCAAAGAACAGTATCCTCTTTGGTTTAGTTGAATGGGGTAAAGGATATCAGATTATTTCATCTGATGGCTTTATGATTCCACCTTACGTACGCCATACAGTAATGGCTATCACTGGATTCTTCTTTGGACCAGGTTTCACTAAGGTTAAGTTCTAAATAGAAGCACCTTCGAAGTGATCACACATTCCTTGAGGTGAAACTCTATTTTCATTTGCCCATTTATCCCATACTTCATATGAATCCCTTTCAATTTCTTCAATGGTATAATCCATATTAGTATGATGACATGAACACTCACCTAAAAACACGCTTCCACAAGGAGGCCTAGGTTTAGTTTCATCTGTACAAAAGTAATCATTCATATCGTCATGCTCTTGTAAAACAAAGCAATTAATACAATTAGAACAGACTATAGGGTTGTATGGTTCTCTATAATTTTTCATTTGCAGTCACATTCAGGACTATGGATTACACCAGGCCAAACATCTTTACCAGTAAAGTAAATCCACTGATGTCCATCTTTATTAAAATACTTAAAATCAATCTCCAACGTTTCACGGGCATTCTTCCTTGCACTTGATTGGGAAGGGCCCTGTTTATTAGTATAAGAGCATCCAATGATAGCACAGGATATAATAACAATTGATAAAGCTGATAGTACAGAAGTGGATATTCTCATAGTTTCCTTTATATTTCGGTTGAATTAGGCTTTTAAATCTAACAACTCAAATTTAATAATAAGCCAATTAATAATAGTACGTTTTTTTCTTAAACTTTTAATTTAATATCCACCGGTCAGTTCAACAGATACGTTCGGGCCATCCTGATGTATCTTATAAGTTACACCTTCACGAACCAATTGAGCGAGATAGGTTGCCATTGCTTTAATTGAGTAATCTTGTTCAAGACTAAATTTAAGTTTTTGGTCGTTCATGTTGTATCTCCATTTGTTGAATGTGAGTAGAGTGTACTCAATCGAATATCGTTTGTATATAAAAACTTTAATTTATTTTCTATAATGTGAACATGATCAAAAATGATAAAACTAAAGATATTAAGATAATGTATTTCGACCTTGAAACGGTGACGTTAGAGGATCCAGAAAATGCATGTACCTTCTGGCAGTTGTCAGGTACAATAGAGAAGAATGGGATTGCCGTAGAGCATTTCAACTACTTTATTAATCCAGATCACACATGTGATTACAGCCCAGACACCCTCGCGTTCTGTGAAATTACAGAAGAGCAAATCGAAAAGTGGCCTCATCACGAAGATGTGTATGAGCTCTTTATTGCATTACTCGACAGACATGTTGATAAGTTTGATAAGAATGATAAGCTTCATATTTGTGGCTTCAACAACATTAAGTTCGATAATGATAAGCTTCGCCAGTGGTTCTCATTGATGGATCAGATTAAAGAAAACAAATATGTAACGTTTGGTTCTTATTTCTTGAATGATACTCTTGATGTGTTCCCATACCTATCTCTAGTCTTTATTAGATATAGAGGTCTATTCCCTAACTTCAGATTGCAGACCATCGCTGAAAAGCTGGCTGAAATGGGAGTTCTTGATAAAAAGTATCTTGTAAGTGAGAAATGGCATGATGCTGCATTTGATATCGAAGCAACACGAGATTTGTTACATTTTTGTATTAAAGCATTTTCTTTGAAAATATTTGAATAATTCAAAAAGTTATCTATAATAAATTTCTTAAGCAATACTAATGAGATTAACAAAATAACCAAAGGAGCCTAATATGGCAAACCCTAAGAACACAGTAATGCTCGGTCGCAAGATCGCAAAGCCTACCCTTCGTAAATTTAACGGTGGTGAAATCGTTAAAGCAAAAGCTAAAGGTGGACTTGGTCGCAACAAGAAATGGATTGTTGAAAACGATGGTCATGAGTCTGATGTCTGGACTAATACCCGCAAGCATTCCTATTACCGTTGCCGACGTGGTGCCACAGTTGTAGCTTTCCGTTCTGACGAAATCTACAAAATCGGTCACCTGGCTGCAGCATAATCATATAGCATTTAATAATGAATTTGTAAAAGAGGTCTCAATTGAGACCTCTTTTTTCTATATTACGATACGGAGGTTATTTAATGTATAGTTATGTTCACTACAGGTGTGGCCGAAACGCAACAGAGCCATGGAAAGGAGAAATCCTTTTAAGAACCTGGGATAATGATGGCAAGTCCATTATTAAAACGTTCCCTCATAAGTCAAAACTCTATCACGAAAACGAACAAGGTGAATACACCAGTGTTTATGGTAACAGTTTAACGAAGAAGACATTTGACAACATCTTTGAAAAGAAACGTTGGAAAGATGATTATAATGTAAGAAAGACATATGGTGAATTTAATCCAGATATGGAATTCATCCAAGACACATACTATGGATACAACAAGGACCCAGAGTTCTTCGACACTAAACTTCGTATCCAAGTAATCGATATTGAAACAGCTGTTCCACGCGGCGCAGGTCAAGAATCATTCGACTGTTCACTTACCCCTTATCCAATTACCCTAATTGGAATCTACGACTCTCAAACTGATTGTAAATATATCTTTATGAATATCAGTGATGCTTGGTATGATAAGCCTAAAGAAGAATGGCCATGGAAAGATACTAAGAAAGTTAAGTACTTCATCTTTAAGGACAACTATGCTAAGATGTTGATTTCCTTCTTGCATTGGTGGAAGAACAATACACCAGACGTAGTTACAGGTTGGAACTCTAGATTGTTTGACTGGCCTTACGTTATTAATGAGTGTTATAAGCAGCTTGGTTTAGCGCCTGGTGGCGGTGACTTAGTAGCTGAATATCTTTCTCCAATGGGAGAACTAATTGAACGACAAGAAAGAACTGGGTTTGATGGTGAACATAAAGTTTATTATTTGATTGTTGGTGTAAACATCCTTGACTACAAAGAGCTTTATAAAGAAGGCTATGGTGAAAAGTCATTACCAAACCATAAGCTTGAAACGGTATGTCAACACGAACTCAATATTGGTAAGACACCAAACCCTGAAACTTCATTCCATGCCTTCTATACTAAGCATTGGGAATTGTTCGTAAGCTATCTCGAAACAGATATCCAACGTCCATGGGAACTTGAACAGAAGCTTAAGTTCATTGAGCTTGCTAAGACGGTAGCATATACCTCTTTGATTCCACTTGAAAAGGTACTTGTGACGACTCCAGTCGTAATTGGTGCATTGAATCAGCAAGTCAAAGAAGATGATCGCATCATGATTACTAATACTGGAATCGAAGATGTAGCTGAAGATTATGAAGGTGGTCACGTTATGGATCCTATTGCTGGTATTTATAATGAAGGTATTTTCTCTATTGACTTGAACTCTCTTTATCCAAACATTATCATTACGCTTAACCTTTCAAATGAAACTTACGTTGGTAAGATCACTGAAGAAGATGAAAGCTATGTAACGATCAATATCAATGGAACGATCAAACGACTTACTATTGTTCAGTTCAATCAGAAACTTAAGCCACGTGTAAATAGAGCAGCAAATGGAGCTCTATTCCTTAAGGCAACCGAAAAGGAAGGTGTAATTCCTAAGTTCCTTAAGAAAACGTATAATGCTCGTCGTGATACTAAAAACGAGATGCTTGCAACATATCGTAAGATTGATGCACTTAAACAAGCCCTTAAGACATGTGAAGATAAGGACAAGAAAAAGCAGATCAGAGATGGAATTGAACTACTTGATTCTCAAGCTAAACAGCTTAATGCTAATCAGATGGCCTTCAAACTTCTTATGAACTCGCTATATGGCCTGTTCGCTTCACCTTATTCTCCTATCTACAATCTCGTTCTTGCTGAAGCTATTACGTTATGTGGGCAAGATATTATTAAGACTAGTGGTGAATATGTCAACGAGCTTGCAGTAGAAATGCTTGGTATTGATTATCCAGTGACTCTTTACTCTGATACTGACTCCGCTTATGTGAATGCAGAACCATTCCTTAAAGCTCAGTTTGGTGATAAACTCAAGTGGACTCGTGAATCTGTTCAAAAGTATTGTGATTATGTTGATGCTGCTATTGTTCCTAAGATTAATGAAAACTGTGCTCGTATCGTTAAAGATAACTATTGGTCTGATGATTCTCATATTGAGTTCAAACGTGAAACTTTATGTTCACATGGTGCCTTTGTAGCTAAGAAGCGTAATTGCCTATTAGTTAGAGATGATGAAGGAACTCCATGTAAGAAATGGAAGTACACTGGCTTAGATGTTAAGAAGAATGAGTATACCCAAGATACTAAGGATGCTATTTCAAATGTAATTGAAACGATGATCTTAGAGAACTGGGATAACGCTCAATTCAGTTCAAATATCTATAAGCTATGGGAAGACTTCCAGACTCGCTCCCCTGAGTCCGTTGGTATCTATAAAGGATATAATACGTACAAAGAATACTATGGTGGCTTCAGGAGCGAACCTAGAACGTTAGCACACGTACGTGGACATCATTATCATAATGATATTATCAAACAGCGAAACATTGATATTGCTGAGTTACGCTTCCAAGAGAAGATGCAGTTCGTATACCTTAAGCCTACGCTTAATGAATATCAGATCGATGTAATTGCTTTTGACTTCGCTTGGCCTGAAGAATTCACTCCGATATTTGAAATTGACTATAAAGAAATGTTTAATCGTACTATAATTAAGCCTCTAGATAGATTCATTCAAATGAAGCACTATGTTGTGCCTAACGTTGAACAAAAAGAAGTGTTTGACATTAACGAGTTATAAGGAGTAATATGATAGGATATGTAATTAGTTATTTTGTTATAGGGATTATCTTTGGGTTGGCAACAACCTTTAATGTCTGGTCCCAATATATTAATGCAGACCCTATGTCTAAAGCAATGGCCCACATAGATGGATACGGATGGTGGCAAACTTATGCCTTTATCTTTATTACAAGGTGTCTAGGGTGGCCTGTTTATTTAGTAATGAGGTTCATGGCCTAATGATTATATTCTGTAGACATTATAAGACACAAGCTAACGTTGATCATATTGTTCAGACTTATACTGACAATGGTATCCTTGATATGCCTAAGGAAGTTAAAGAAGCTTGGGACGAAAACATACCTCTCCAATTTGCTATGGATGAGGTATGGGTATCTCCACTAAAACGAACTCAACAGACTGCCGAAGCATTAGTAGGTAAATGGGATTACCTATCTCATTTTGTTACTGAGACACCTTTGCGAGCCATTGAAGGTCAACCTGTAATCCTTGAGGATGATGATTTTCCAGACGATGATGAAACGATGCAAGACATTGAATATTCACGAGCTAACGTGATTAAGTTCTGGGATGCTCTTGATAAAGATAAAGATATAATTGTCTTCTCACATGGTATCGTAATGAGGTTACTGTATTACCATGTAATGAATATTCCGTTCCCTGATAACTTCCCTGACTCATTTAGGACGTACATAGCACCTATCTCTATGCTCGTCTTTGATAATCTTGATACTAAACCAACCTGTGAATTTATTCATACAACTAAGGATCTAATCCAATATGAAAAGTAAAATCGTCTACATAGCAGTTCCATTTTCTGACCCAAGTATGAAAGTGAAGCTTGAACGTTATTCAATGGTCAATAAAGTATGTGCTAAGCTAATGAATGAAGGTGTAATTTTGTTTTCACCAGTAACTATGGGATGGTCTATTGCTGAAGCTACCCCAGATGGATTACCTACTGATTGGAAATATTGGCAGCGTACGTGTACCGAAATGGTACGTGCTTGCTATAAGATTATAGTCGTAATGATGCCAGGTTGGGAATCTTCTGTTGGGGTCCAGGCCGAAATATCTTTAGCTAAAGAATATGACCTCGAAGTTGAGTACATTGATCCTAAGGACTTCATTTAATGTTCTACGATATCAACTACGAAGTTGAAGCAACTGACGAACTAATTGAGGAAATTGAAAAAATGTTTTTTGATCACGGAATAGATATCAACTCACTAGACCCTAAGAAAACAATTGTGGTTGATGTAGATGATACTATCTTAACAACTGAAAATCGTGACTACCCTAACTCTGTACCTAATAAGCCTTTAATCGAAAAAATTAATAAGCTATTTAATACTGATTGGACCGTCATTTATTTTAGTGCACGAGGCCACGTAAGTTTTAACAATGATGCGTACCATGTTGAAGGTGAAGTTTACCCTATTATGGAACAGTGGATGGTTGATAACAATGTCCAGTATGACCATTTGATCCTTGGTAAGCCTATAGCTGCATATTACATCGATGATAAAGCAATTCGACCTGATGAGTTTCTAGAATTAAATCTTGATGAAGATAAAGAATACCCTTTCTGTCATATGACTAATGTAAATGATGACTGGGTTTATGTATGCCAATATTGTGGTGCTGAAAGCTGTCCAGACTGTGGCGGAAGATGTGGATGTGAATAAGATGAAGAATCGTAAAATTATAATTATTGAAGCACCTGATCGTTTAGGCAAAGATACTTTCCTTAAATACATGAAGTCACGTGATCCTGGTGAAGAAGCATATCACGTCTATTTTAAAGATGATGTGAAGCCGCCTGATTATCGTAAAGTCGATGAGTTTAATACTTGGCTCAAGAATTACCTCAAGACTGAAATGGTTAATATGGCAGGTATTAATAACAACATCGTTATTGCTCGTCTGTTTACGTCTGACTACGTTTATTCAAATCTCTTTGATAGACAGTCATATGCTAACAACGTGTATGAATTCCTACGTTTAGAGGGCTTTGAGTTCTATCAGATCACCTTTGTTTATAAGTCATATGAAGACTATAAGGAACGTTGTATTAAAAGTGGATCAGATGTTGAATATGATTGTATGGAATTTGCTGAATTGCAAGCACTCTATTACAATTCTATCTATAATAAAGTCATCCCAACAACTATCGAACGTACCGATACGATAGACCACGAATTCACATATGAACAAATCGAGAACTTGATTTATGGTTAATTTTGATTTAAACACGAAGACGTTTCCAGCTTCTCTCCTTGATGGCAAACGTATTCTTTATATCCCAGTCGTAAGTATGCGATCACACGATACTGGGATATATGATTTAGCCTGCGATGGGAATGTTAATCGAATGATTGCATTCTTCAACCTCTATAATTACGAGCAGTTGACTATCACATTGCCTGAAGCAGTCGAGAACAGATCGTTCATCGAAGACCGCCTAAGGTGTTCCTTTAGACATATTGATGCATATGGAAAAAACGCCAATGAAACCAGAAGCTCTAGGTTAGCTTGGTATAATTTCTTTTATGATGACATCCCTTGGTTCAATTATGATGTGATTATATTCGAACCTAATATAATTGGCTCATTCTATATTCCTCCACGTATTGATGCTTATTTCTGGAGTCCAGTATCTCGTACAACTAAAGGATCACCTTCATTCATTACAGAGTTCGATATTCAAGATGTTAAAACTCATCTAAAGTATCCAATGATTGTTGCTTCTAATAATCAAGAAGCCTATTGGAATATGGTTCCTGGTTGTGAAGTATATCAACACAATTTGAATTGGATACCTGAAAAGGAAGAATTTAAAACTCCTACCCATCTCGCTAAGAATCCTATTTTCTTACCATTCAGACTTACTGATACTGGATATCGTATCCCAGAGATAATGGATGCCTTAATTGAATTAGCTGATGAAGGTGAAGAATTCACTGTATATTACACTTCACCAAACGATGCTCCATTTGAATATGAAGTTCCTAATATAAAATGGCCTAAAGATCGTGATTATTATTATAAGATGCTAACTGAGAAACCAATCATCATATACCTTGAAGACCCAGATGAAATCCTGCACACGAGCGTTCTAGAATTTATCGAATACGATTGTAGATTGATTTATTTAGAGAATGAGTTGTTCAGACATAAAACCACCGAAGGTCAAATTGGTGATGTCTACGAAGATTTGAAATACCTTATAAGGAAAATGTTAAATGGAAAAAGTTAGTAAAATCATTAAAATGAACGAGTTGCTTTTAGAAGTACTCGCGACAAAGGATAACCAAGACACAATTGACAATATGGCTAGACGTTGGGATCGTGGCTTTGTATTCTGTGGAGTTGGTAAGAATTGGTACATCTGTGAAAAGGTTGCTAAGACCTTTATCTCAATGGGAATTCCCGCTCAGACACTTGATCCAATCCATGCTCTTCATGGTGACATTGGTATGCTCAATGACCAGAACCTAGTCTTTATCAGTAAGTCTGGAACTACTGTCGAAATGGTAAACACAATGAAGTATCTTATTCAGCTTCGTGAAAAGCATGTCATTGACTGTGCCTTCTTCAATATCAATCTTAATAAACATGCTGAGAGTAACGACTTATGTGATTATATTATCACTAACGTACTTGATACAGAAGTCTATGAGATGGATGAGAAGAACATTATTCCATCATTATCTATTGATATGATCCAAATGCTTCTAGACTATATAGGAGTTGAGATATTTGAAACTCATTTACATTTACTTAAACGTTACCCATTCAATCATCCAGGTGGTTCAATAGGTGAACAGGTAGGATCAGGAGAACTATTGAATGCGTAATGAAGAAAGCAAAACTAATCTAGTATTTGTTGCCGGTGGTTTAAATACAAGGTTCAATGAATATAACAGAATCCCAAAGTTGTTATTACCATATGAGGATAATGATTCTGTTCTTATCTGGAACCTTAAAATGATTGATCACTGTGATGCTAATATCATTATACATCGTCAGTACTACGAGATGGTCCAGAATTACGTCAAGGTGAACAATCTTGAAGTATCTGTATTTCCTATTGATAATTCAGATGGATCGTACTGGGCTATCCATGAAGCTTCTCATGATGGTATGTTCCCCCAAGAAGATATTGTATTCGTTTGGTCTGATATCATATTCAAAGAACCTATTGCCTTCTCTCAAATGGATGAGGTAGTTATTGGTACTAGAGAAGGTGATTATCGATACTTTGCTGATAGTGATCGAATTAGAAACATAAACAAAGCTCACATGGAAACTGGTAATGTTCCAGGTGTATATTACTTCCCCACGTTTGAAGGTTTCACTACAGCCGATATGAATAAAAACAACTATGACTTAGTTGACTTTATTAGAGATCATGTTCGTGAGTTCGATACATGGCCTTTACCTGAAATTACTGAATTTAGAGACATCGATATTTATATTAAAGAAATGAACTTTGATCCTATTGGAACCTCTCCTAGGTTCTTCAATAAACTAATCTTTGATGGAAATCAGTTAACAAAGCACTGTGTTGATCCTAACTATATTAATCTTATTCAAACCGAAATGGAGTGGTATAAAACTGCTAAGCGACTTGAAATTAATGCTATTCCGGAAATTTATCATTATGGTCATGATTATATAATCATGGAATATCTTGAAGATTCTGAACCACTTGATACATATCTTCGACGTACTAAAGACTTTGATGTCTTTAATGAATTCGTTCTTCCTTCTGTTCAAGGAATTCATAGTCAATGGAAAGAATCAGTAGACTCAATGCGTATGCTCAAAGATACTAAGATTGAGTTCTATGACAAAGTTCTTAATCGAGTTGGCTCTATTGATAAGATGATCCTTGATTTTGATTATAGTGAGTTTAATGAAGTAATCCATACAGCATACAAGATGCTTATCTCTAAGCTTGATATTCGTTATGGACATGAACCATTCTATGTGTTTACTCATGGTGACTTGAACGGCTCTAACACAATGATAAACCCTAAAACAGGTAAGGTGAAGTTCATTGATCCACGCGGGTACTATGGTGAAACTAAAATGCTTGGTCTTGCTGAATATGATATGGCCAAGCTTTACTATTTCTTGCATGGTTATGATCACTTCAATAATGGATTCTATCTCTATGCAGATAAAGACAACTTCGATGCACCTGAATGCATTTATAAGCCATCTCGTCTTCAGGATCCTATTATGGAAATCATGCTCGGATTTATCTATGTTAATCTATCATCATACATCAGTAATAATGTGATGAAGGCAAATATCGCATATCATCACGGTATGAATATCTTAAAGGAAGCAATTAATAATGAACAGTTTTAAAATTGGTTACAACTTCGAACCTGAGTTAATCAGAGCAATCGAATTTATGAATCGTAAATGGGGTGCTCAATCTAAAGTAGTTGAAGTGTATAGTTCTGATCGTACTCATGCTTATGTAAGTGCTCGTCCAGATTTTCGAATTCAAGATGTAGGTACAGATGATCTTAAATCACATGTACGTGCTCTTAAAGACATTGGCGTAACATTCAACTACACAATGAACACAATCAATCCTGGATCTAAAGCTACTCTTCAACATGAAGGACTTGCTGATGATATTAGAGCATGGGTTGATATACTTGTAAATGATATTGGAGTTGGACGTATTACTGTAGCTAACCCTATGGTACTTGAATTGATTCGTTCAGTTAGCGCTGATATCCCTATTGAAATTTCTACCATAGCTCACATCGATTCCCTCTCTCAGATTAAGTTCTATAAAGAGAAATACAATATCGATAAGATTTGTGGTAATCTAATGTTGAACCGGAACTTCACTAAACTTGAAGGTATGGCCACCTGGTGTAATGATAATGGTGTCGTCTTAGACCTGATGACTAACGAATTCTGTGGAGTGGGTTCCGGTTCATATGCTACCCATTGCATCTATCGAGATTCATGTTACATTGCGCATGCTTCAGACAAATCACAACATGATGCTGAATCTATGGATTGCTATCCTATGAAACGTTGCATGAACTCACGTGATATTGATGCTGCATGTTGGTTGAAAACTAGATTCATTAGACCTGAAGACCTTAAAGCTTATCGTGATATTGGTATCCATCACTTTAAAATTACTGGACGTACAGGGACAACAGAGTATATCAAGAGAGTTGTCGAAGCTTATATGGCTGAATCATACAAAGGTAACCTTCTCGGCCTCTGGAAGAACCTAGACACAATCTATAACGGTAAAGATGAAGATCAGACTGATAATGAAATATTTGTAGACAATTCTAAACTTGATGGCTTCCTTGACCAATGGATCCATAATGATTGGCGTTGTGACGAGAAAAACTGTGGCGTTGCTGAAGGCCCAAATGCATGCAACTACTGTAATGACTTTTGGGAAAGGAAAATGAAATAATGAATTCAATGAACACAATCGAGCACTATACTGCTCCAGGAAACACCTTTATCGCTAAACCTATCTCTATGAAGAAGGAATATGCAGGTATCATTTTACCAGATGAAGCCGTAGAGAAAAGCTTCTTTGAGATTATCGATCTTGGTAATCAGTTTGACCATAAAGAGTTCAAAATCGGTGACGTTGTTCTCGTTAATGGTAAAGGTGGCGACCGTATCGATATTCAAAATGGTGAATATTGGATCTATCCGGTAACGATGGTTGCTGCAAAGATCATTGATGATGAAGTAATCCCGATAAATAGATTCATCACCCTAGAAGTTAACGAGGAAGATGAAGTCAGTGACTATGGTGGTATTCTTCTCTATAAAGAGAAGACTGATACTGACATTGTTTTCTTGAAGGTCATCCGAGCTGGTAACGGTAACATTGACTTATTCCCAGGTATGAAAGTTGTACTTGAGAAGCAGCATTGTATTCCTGTTAAAACTAAAGAACATTCCATTCTCTTGACCTCTGAAGTAGTTGTTCTGGGGATAGTTGAGGATTAGAAATGTTTTGGCCAGACTGTGATATAAAGATTCGAATCACGGTAACTCTATCTAAAGTCTTCGCAATAGCCTTAATGGTTGCTGCGATTTCTTTGGATTTACATTACGAGTTACAAGCACAATTGTTTATGTGGACAACTCCATTCGGAGTAGGTCTAATTGGTGGTAAGCAAGCTCTTGATACGATTAAAGCTGTAAAGGGTGCATTAACCAATAAAGATTAATTCCATTCAGAACTAATAAAATTTTCTGGATCGATAGACTTAGTCCACTTCTCCCAAGTTTCTCCTGTTGCAGCTTTGATTACTCGAGCTGCAAAGCTTTTCACGGTAGGTGATGCATTATGAATAAGAGCGAATAACGATTTAGCATGCTTCTTATTTTCAAGAGCAAACCCAATCCAAGTATGTCTTCCCATACTATCACCATAAGACTTAACTTTGTTCAATACAGAGTCAGTGTTATGTTGGAGGTCGAAGATGTGGTCGATGTATACGATTTGATCATCAAGACTTGAAGCCTTATCTAATTTCTGATAACCTTTAGCTATGTTAGCCCATGCTCGTCCACCATAATCTCCCCAACGTCTTTTACCGGGTGTATTACGTGAAGTAGTTTTCCACATACTGTTACTAAAGACTTTCTCAGCAAGCTTAGCAAACTCTTTATCTGACCAAGTATCTTTAATTGCCGAATATGATACATCACGAGCATCTTTATCAAAGAAGAAATTCTCAGATAGTGCATCATCATTAAAATAAGATTCGGCATACGGATCAAATTGATCTATGACCATTTTAGCAAGCCAATCCTTTTGCATTATACCTAATTTATCGACATATTTTTTAAGTTTAGATCTGCCAATTAACTTTTCTAATTCTGAGTATGTACTAAATGCTAGGGCATGTCTGAATTCAGACGCCATTGAATAATGTACTGCATCAAGAAGATCTTTCTTTAAATACTTAACAACCTTTTTAGTAGCTTCAGTTGCAAGTTGTTTCATTGCAGGACCTTCAGCAACAGGTGCTTTAGAAGCATGACCATCTAAGAGCCAAACTGGGAGAGATACTAGGATATAGAAGTCATACATCAACTGCTCCTTATTTGAAGGAATCTTATAGTTGAATGATATCTTCTCATTTATCATTGAGGCAAATTGTGTTGTTTTTAAGTTCATAATTTCTATTATTATTTATCATTTTACTTAAAGGAGTAACTATGGCTAAGAAACCAAAATCACCTGCTGAATTGCTAAAAGAGCTACGAAAGAAAACAGGTGGTGTATCATTTAAAGAATCTAAGTGGGCAGTGCCAGATCACTATATTTCCACTGGGGACTTTGCAGTAAACCAAATGCTTACAGGATCTATCTTCAATGGCATTCCTGCAGGCAAAGTATCAGTATTCGCTGGTGAATCTGGATCACTCAAAACAGTTCAGGTTGTACGTATTGCAGCTAACGCCCTTAATGACATGGATTACGATCTTGTTTATTACTTCGACTCAGAAGGTGGAGCTCCAGCTGAAATGTTTGACAACTTCGGATGTGACCTCGAAAAGATTGAGCATATTCTAGTTGAATCAACTGAAGATGCTACTGTAAAGATGATTCAGACTCTCCAGACTATTTACGAGATTCAGAAATCAGATCCAAACTTCCGTGCGTTCGTTATTCTTGACTCGCTTGGTAACTTGGAAAACAATAAGACATTCAACGATATTGAAAAAGATCGATTGGCTGCCGACCAGGGAGCTGGCGCTAAAGTTAAGAATAAGCTTTGTCGTGCTATGACTATTCCTGCATTGAAAGCTCATGTGCCTGTATGTATCATTAACTGGGTCTATGAAGGTCCTTCAATGTTTACTGCTAAGATCCTCGATCAGCCGGGTGGTAAAGGTTCTGGATTCGTTGGGACTCTTAATGTTCAGTGCCGTAAGACGTTGATCAAATCTGAAGATACCGAAGATGGTAACTATTACGATGAATCAACCATTACGATGTTTACTGTAAAGAATCGTTTGATTACCCCTTACCTTTCTGCACAGGTGCACGTATCATTTACTGAAGGGCTTAACTTGTACCCTTACTTGTCTCTGTTCGACTCAGCTATTGAGTTTGGATTCATTGATAAGATTACATCCCAGACATTTAGTGTGCCATCCTGGGTCGACGTGAAACGTACTGAGACTGCTGCTTATATTGCTAAGTATCAAGAAGAAAATGATGGTAAGAATCCTACGTTAAAACAACGTAAAGAAGACCTCGGTTATCTTGAACCTGATGAAGTTACCTTTAAGAAGAAAGCTCTTATTGGCCCAGACGCTAAAGAAGTATGGGATACCTTCATCTATGCTTATGACAAAGCTGCTGGTGATAAGTTGAAATATTCTAAAGTGACAGTTGATTCGATTCAGGAACTTGGTTTCTCTGAAGAAGAAGCTGAAGCTCTTATGGATGTAACCCTCGGCGAAGAAGTAGAGGTAGACGAAAATGCTGAAGTTTAAAGAAGATTTAGTTGAATATGATCCTAAATCCGGTATCATTGATTGCCGCTTCAAAATGACTAAGGAATTCTATGATAAGATCAAAACCCCTGATCTTGTCCAGGACGTAGGCCTAGCGTTTCTAGCTGCAATTGATCGTACTATTAACGTTGATCTACTTGATACACCTGATACACCAAAAGTAGAGCTTTAAACAACTATGGCCACCTGCTTGAAATATAGCGGGTGGCCAATTCTCTTCATGATTAAAATTCTAAGATAAACTATGACCGAAAAAGACACAGAAACAGCTCAAAAGCATTTAGTTTTACCTGAAGAAATCACTTTACGACTTATAGCTTCAAAGTTCATGACCGATGCTAGTTATCGGGATATGATTGTTGATACTTATGACCCTAAAATCTATTCAGAAAATATAAATATCGCCACTATTCTCGAATGTCAGATGATCTATCATGACAAATATGAGAATGCCCCTGACTTTGCAACCCTTAAAGCTTTACTTACACGATATAGCGAAAAGAAAACAAATGTAGATCTTACTCAGCTAATGATTGAGTTCGACCAGATGCAGAACAATAAAGATGAGTTCGACCATAAGGTTGTAAGTGATTCAGTTGTTGACCTCATTTCAAGTCGTATGACGTACTATGCGATTCTTGATAATTTTGAAATCATCAAGACCAAGAAAGACGTATCAAAACTATTAGGCGCCCTTGAGAAAGTATCAAACATCTCATTGGACTATGACCTTGGTTTCCTTTACTTCGAACACATCCTTGATCATATTGAAGAACTTAAAAAGCCTGAGCTCAAAATAAGCCTAGGATACTCAGAGATGGACTACGTTCTAAATGGTGGACTATATTCTGATGGTAAGTGCCTTTGTCTCTTCATCGCTCCCTCTCACGTTGGTAAGTCATTAATGCTCTCCAATATTGCCGTCAACATGCTTACAGAAAACAAATTTGTAGCTATTATCTCATTAGAGATGTCAGAATTTGTTTATGGTACTCGATGTGATGCTCATATTTCCGAATTGAACATTAATGATCTTCCTAATAATACTGAAGCTCTTGAAGAACGAGTTACTGATTATGCTAAGATGTTCCCAGGTGCAAAGCTTGCTATTAAAGAATTTGCTCCTAACTCTGTCAACTCAAACAACTTACGCACATATCTTGAACGATTAGAGAAGCATTATGATAGAAAACTTGATGCTGTATTCATTGATTATGTTGACTTGTTGAACCCTATTCATGGCCTTAATAGAGCTACTTGGGAAAAGCTTGTTGATGTAGCTAAAGAAATGCGTGGTTTAAGTTATTACTTCAACTGCCCTATCATTTCTGCTGTCCAAACGACTCGTGAAGGATTTGATACCTCTGAAATTGACATGCAATCTACTGGTGGATCTATTGGTATTCCTCAGACTGCAGATGTAATGTTCAGTTTATATCAGCTTGAAGGTGATCGTGAAATGAGTATCCTTCGTTCCAAAGTTGTTAAGAATCGACTCGGTGGAAAGATTGGTGAAGCTATTGAATTTAAAGTTGACTATAATAACTTAAGAATCTACGATATGAAAGCGCAGAATTCTAGTATATCAGAAGATGCCGCATCCATCGTTGATGACATTGCAAACAATCTATAAGGAATAAATGATTTATAAATTAAACAACCACGCCGATAGTGTTCTAGATTTAGATATCGACTCAATATATGAATTCATCTTAGTCAAATTCAATATTAAGGAATCAACTGAAGATGAAATAATCGAATCGTTTAAAGCTATTACTCGTGATCCTGTTCAGTTACATGAGATTGCAGTAGAAACACGAGTGCCTATTCATGAGATACTTAAAATAATTGTAAAGAAACGTCCTGACTTAGTTGACAAGCGTTTCTTAACCCGAATGAGGAAGTTATACAATACAAAATGAGCTCACCATCAACAGCAGTATTCTATCTTGAAGGTATTGAAGTAAAACGTTTACATTGTAATGCAGGATGGTTTGGATTCAGAGGTGATTGGTTCGATCTACTTGATTCTATGTGTAAATATGGACCAGGTGATGATTCACCAGAGAATCCTAACAATTTTGAATGGGATGAGGTTAAAGCTTATGGTGAATCTGAATTGCGACGTAACATAAAGGCGAAATAATGAACCCGGGTGATACAATAGATCCAATATTTACAGGTTATGCAGAAACCAACTTTATTCAATGTCTCGATGCTGAAGCACAAGGTCACGTTGATGCTTTAGTTGATAAGCTTGGCCCTGAAGATTTATATTTTGCAGCTAATATATTAAAGAAAGCTGCAATGGATGACATTAATAGTTCTATGGCACAAATCGAAACTAATAACGAAGAAGAATTGATATGGGTTCAAACAAAGTAACAGCTGAAGATTGCTACCAGATTTATCATCACGCTAAGACTTTCGCACAAAAGGGAGTTCATCCTAGATTAATTATTAAATGGGCACCTATTAAAGCCAGACCTAATTGGGTTTACTTTGAGAAGTTAGCTGATATGCTTTATCGTTCAGCTGGACGTATTGATCCTAAGGAATATATAGAAGCAGTCGTTAATCATTTCCCTTTATCGGTTAATCCAAAACTTCTCACTACCCCTAAAGGGATAAAGGTTTATAAGAGCGCACAGAAACGAGCAGCAAACGAAGGAACAGATGAATTCAAAATCGATACTATCAAGAACTCTATACGTTTTATTGTTACTTACTGTAACGATAACAATCTTAATAGCTTCAGGGACTACTTTCATGAACGAAGCGATATTTATCCTACCTTAGTAGCTCACATGGAATCATATAGGATAAGCCCCTATTTTGTACACTTGATTCCTAACCTTAAGGATCGAATTTTGTCATACCCTAGTGACGTTCGACATGATACTTTTACCGACAAGTTTTGGTCAGAAAATTCTATATTTCTTATAGCTGCTAATCATAGCAGTGAATTAAAGAAACTAAAGAACAACATTGAACAAGTTGTAAATACGCTAATAACTAAAGCAAAGGACATATAAGATGGACATGGAAAAAATGTATGCGGCTCTTGAAGCTCAAGAAACCGAAAAACGTAAAGTAGATGAAGAAGCAGCTAAGGATTTCCAGAATCCTAATATGCTTACAATGAAAGCAGGCAACACGTATCGTGTTCGCTTGATGTACTGGTGCAATGATGTTCCAGGCGACCGTAAAGTTCCAATTATCGAAAAAACTGTTCACGCAGTTAAAACAGATACAGGTTATGTTGAAGTAACTTGCCCAGTGTCTGAATATTTGATGGGACGTTCCGGATATCGTGCATGCCCTATTTGTGGTGAACTTTCCTCCCTCTGGGATCAGAAAGATAAAGGTTCAGCTTCTGCAGCTGAAGCATATAAGAAATTTAAGCGTAAGTTTAAAGGATATGCAGTCGTTTATGTAGTAAACGATTCCGATAAAGGTGATGAAAACAACGGTGAATTCAAAATCGTTTATATCAACGCTATCATCAACAAATACCTTCGTAAGAAAATCAAAGGTGTTGATCATAAAGGCAATAAAATTGATGGTGCTGTAGCTCTCGGCTTCAAAGCTTTCAATCAGAAAGGCCGTGATCTTATTATCACTGTTACCCAAGGTGCAGAATTCAAAGAATACGAATGTGAATTCGATGAAGGTAATACCCTTGATATTACAGATGAACAGATTGAAGCTGCTTATGATACACTTGACTTCGAATCGTTCTACACCAAGCACGATCCTGCTGCCCTCCAGTCTTTCTATGACGATATCGTTCTAGAAAAAGAAGCTGCTCCTGCCTCGGCAAATGCAGCAATAGATATGGCCGCAGAAGCTAAAGCTGAAAAGCCTGCTGAAAAAGCTGAAAAGAAGACTGCCAAAAAAGCTGAAAAGAAAGTAGAGAAACCTGCTGAAAAAGAAGCTGCACCTGAAGAAAAAACTACAGGTAAGTCAGTTGATGTTGATGCACTTTTAGCCGGACTTCCTGGTTAATCTGATCTATAATTAATCAACCAAATGCAGGTATCCTTTTGGGTGCCTGCATTTTTTTATCTTAACCTCAAGGAATACTATGAAATTGAAAATTGAATCCGTAGAAGGATTTTATTCATTCATCCGAAGTATTAAACAGATTGCTCCGGGCGCTATCTTTTTAATCGGAGAAAATGGATGTGCAGTTAAAGCACGTAATGAGTCAGCTTCTATCCGAGCTTTCTTTAAAACAAATGTAATTAAGATTGAAAAACCAAAAGCTTCTGATGATTTAGCTACATTACCACTCCTTGATTTGACTAAACTTATGCAAGCGGTCAAAATGGTAATTGAAACAAGTAAGAAGGATGAAGATACTGCTATCTTTAACGTAACTAAGCAATTCCTTACATATAATGGAAATGCAAAGTTTAAGCTAAAGCTATATAATGAAGCTCATCTTACCTTCCATACTACCGAAAACCTTAAAACAGCTACACAAGAAGTATTCAAATTTGATATGAGTGCCGAACGTTACAAATATACACTCAAATATAAAGGTATCACTGGAGAGAAAGATCCTAAGGCCTACATTTATACCAAGGATGGCGGTGTAATGGTTGAACATGATGACAAGTGTCAAAACCTTATTGACTCCCTGGGGATCCCTGTAGCTGATGAATTTACTGGTGGTTTGCTGAATCCTATTTGTATAAATATTAACAATAGCTATAGCAAATTCAACCCCCTCAGCAGTGACTCTGTTCAAGTTGCATTGCACGAATTGAACGGAAAGCCTGCATGTATAAAAGTTAATTCTAATACTGTTATTGGTTCTTGTATCAATGCGGTTGAAATTGTATCTAAAATTTTGGAGAAATAATGCGTAAGAATAATTTATATACAAAGTCGTACTTTATCAAAAGGCTTCTAGAAGCCGGATATTTTGTAACCAGAGTAGTAGATCGTTATAATGACGATGATACTCGATACTGGTCCATTAGTGTAATGGAAAGAAATGAATGTAACCGTGCCATGATTACTTGTATAAA